ATATGAACGAAATGCAGGTATTCCAGAGCAGTGATTTCGGCGAACTGGGGGTGCTGGAAATTGAGGGCAAGCCCTATTTCCCGGCCACAGCGTGCGCTAAGATGCTGGGCTACGGCAATGCCCGCGATGCCATCAAACGGCACTGCAAGGAAGAGGGGGTCGTGAAACGCGACGGGGTCTCCCAAACTACCAACCAGCACGGCGTGACCACCTGCCAGACGGTGGAGATGAAGTTCATCAACGAAGGCAACCTCTACCGCCTGATCGTCCACAGCAAGCTGCCCGCCGCCGAGCGGTTTGAGAAATGGGTGTTCGATGAAGTCCTGCCCGCGATCCGAAAGACGGGAGGATATGGCCGGGTGGATGTAACCGCCATCATCATGCAGACGGCTACCGCCGTATGCGCCGAGATGGTGAAGCAGCTGGCCCCGCTTTTCCAAGGCATGACCCGCGCTCCAGTACCTCCCGCTTCTGAGGAGTACATGGTTTTGGATGATATGCCGGTGAAGCGCCCCAAATTGCGCAAAAAGCCCGCCAGTATTATTGACCGCCTTTGTCCGGAGCTGCGGCGGGAGGTGGAGAAAATGCTCTGTGACGGGCGGCACACCTATTCTGAGATTTGTGCCTGGCTGCGGCAGGAGGGCATCAGTATCTCGACAGCATCTGTTTGCAGATATGCCAAGCGTACCGGGTGCTATGCAGCTTACGAAGCCGAAAGTGAAGATTGAGCCGAAACTGCCAGTATCTGGCGGTCTTGCGGAGACGACCTCCCGTAACTGACGAGGCAGGTTGTATGAAGTCAGAATAAGGATGTGTATATTGCTGTGTATATTGCAAAGAGAGAAGAAATTGAGCGGCGGCGACTGGCAAGTGGCTTAAATAAAAAGGAATTGTCCCTAAAAGCCGGGTTGCCTGCCAACGCTATCGGACGCATCGAAAGAGGAGAAAGCGAGCAAACCCATCCCTTACGAGCTAGAGCCATTTCCAAAGCCTTACATTGTGATGTGACTGACATATTCACCGAAGCGAAGGGAGAAGCAGTATGAACCGTATCACATCTAAAGAATACCCCACTTATATCACCCCAATAGCAGGGCAGAGATACCGCAACCAAAATGGCGACACCTATATATGTCTAACTTCCCCCATAGGGACTCAACCCGGACTGGATATGACAGCGCAGTTTGAGCGTGAGTCAGATGGCTGGCTGCTTATCGCCCACGGAGTTTCACAATATAGCGACGGCTCAATTGTATGGGATTTTTCTACCAATGGACACTGGCCTTGTGGAACCCCAAAAAATTGGCCACTGTAAAGCCGAAACCGTCCAGCGAGGGCGGTCTGCAGGGACTGACCGCCCTGTACTGATGATGGTAGGTCGAGGCAGGTGATTAGAATGGCAATCGAACTAAGTACTGCGGAAGTAGCAAGCCTGAAAGGATGCAGCACCCAGTACATTCGAAGGCTGGCCAAAACAGAAAAGCTGAAAGGCCGTAAGTGTTTGAACGCTGACGGCTCGCCTGGGTGGATGTTCCTTGTGGAGGAGCTGCCTGCAAAGCTGCAGGAGAAGTATTATAACCAGCTCCGCGCCAACTTGCCGGAGGCCAGCTTTCCGGACGAGGCAAAGCCAAAGGCAGCCAAGCCGCTGGACAGCTACACCGCCGGGGAGCAGGAGGAGATCGCCTTCTGGCTGCGGCTGGTGGATCGGTGGCAGGGCTACCGCAACAAGCCGGGGGCCAACAAGGCCGAGGTGGATGAACGCTTCGTGCATCTGTGCAGGCTGGAGTACCCGGAGCGGGCCATTTCTGTGGATACCCTGTACCGCCGCTGGAACGCCGTGCGGAAGGATGACCTGGACGGCCTCATCGACAAGCGCGGCAAATGGAAGAAAGGCAAGAGCAGCATCACAGATTCCATGTGGCAGGCGTTTCTGTATTACTATCTGGATGAGAGCCGGCACTCTATTCAGAAATGCTATGAATACACCAGGCTGTGGGCGCAGAAAGAGGCCCCGGAGCTGGCGGCAGATATGCCGGGCTACACGACCTTTTACCGCAGGGCGCAGGCCGATATCCCGAAGCCGCTGAAGGTGCTGGGCCGGGAGGGTGAGAAGGCATTCCGTGACCGCTGCGCCCCATATATCCGCCGTACATACGAAAACATGGCCAGCAACGAGTGGTGGATCGCGGACAACCACACCTTTGACATCATCACCGAGGGCGAAAACGGCCAGCGCCACCGCCTGCACCTGACGGCCTTCTTCGACGCCCGGAGCGGTATCTTCACAGGGTGCCATGTCACCCTGAACCCCTGTTCCCAGGCAACGCTGATCGCGCTGCGGAAGGGCATCCAGAAGTACGGGATCCCGGAGAACATCTATGTGGACAATGGCAGGGAGTTTTTGACCTATGACATAGGCGGCCTGGGCCACCGCAGGAAAAAGCCTAGGGACGGCCAGGAGCGGTTCGACCCGCCCCCGGTATTCGAACGGCTGGGCATCAAAATGACAAACGCTATTGTGCGCAACGCTAAGGCGAAGGTCATCGAGCGGCGCTTTCGGGATGTGAAGGACCACCTTTCCCGCCTGTTCGACACCTTCACCGGGGGCAATGTGCTTGAGAAGCCGGAACGCCTGAAATCTGTCCTGAAGGATGGCAAGATCCCTTTGGACGCAACCCTGGTGGAAACGGTGGAGGAGCTGCTGGACTGGTATTTCAACCAGCAGCCCTACGGCGGCGCGGTGGCCGGCGACCACGGCAAGCCCCGGCAGCAGGTGTTCAACGAAAACCTGCATACCAAACGGGTGGCCAGCGCCGAGGACTTGAGCCTGATGCTGATGCGGAGCAGCCGCCCGCAGAAGGTCACGCGCCGGGGCGTACACCTGGACATCGCGGGGCAGCGTATCGACTACTGGAACGACGAGCTGGTTTTCCACTACCTGGGCCAGCAGGTCTATTATCGATACGACCCCGACGATCTGAGCGAGGTGCGGGTGTACGACCTGCAGGACCGCTTCATTATGAGCGTCCCCGCCGACAACACGGCGGTGCTGGCCTACGGGGCCGGCAAGGAGGAGGTCAAGGAGGCCATGTCCAAGGTGCGGCGCATGGAGCACATCACCAGGGAGGCATTGAAAGTCAGCGCCTTCCCGGCCTTCGGGCGGCATACGGCGCTGGAGCTGGTTATGGAGGCCGCCCACGAGAGCAAGACCGCCCGGATCATCCCGCCCGCCAATCCAAAGGTACTGGAGCTTCAGCGGCCTGACGATGAGCCGCTGCTGAAGGCGGCGGTCGGCGGTCCCGATCTGGATACCATGAACCGAAACGCACTGAAACGAAACGGAGGAGCCGAGCATGAGCAAGGAGTATGACAGCGCGCTGCAGGCGCGGGTGGAGCAGTTTTTGAAGGAAAAAAACATCAGCCAGGCCAAAGCCGCCCCGCTTATGGGCATCAGCCAGACGGCGTTAAGCCAGTACCGCCGCAGTATGTATGACAACGGCAATATAGGTGAACTGGAAAATAAGCTGATGGAGTTTTTCCGCACCCAGGAGGAGCAGGAGGCCAGCACGGAGAAGGCCCTTCCCTACCGCCCCATTCAGGACTATATCCCAACCTCCATTTCGGAGGATGTGTATAAGCTCATCCGCTACTGCCAGTTGGAGAAGGGCATGGTCATCATCCATGGGGATGCGGGAATCGGCAAGACCAAGGGGGCCGAGCGGTTTGTCCGCGAGAACCCCACGGCCAGCGTCTATATCCAGGCAACGCCAAGCACAGGCACCCTGGGCAACCTGCTCAAGGTACTGGCGCGGGCGCTGAAGGTACCGGAAACCCGCAGCAAGCTCGACCTGACGCTGGCCATCCGGGAAAAGTTGGAGGGTACGAACAAGGTCATCATTATCGACGAGGCGCAGCACCTGCAGCTGCGTTCCCTGGAGGAGATCCGCACCTGGGCCGACGCGAACCCCATCACCGGGCAGCAGGGCGTGGGCATCGCCCTGATTGGCAATACCGAGGTTTACACCCGGATGGTCGGCAAGCAGGAGGCCAGGTTCGCGCAGCTTTTTTCCCGCATCCGTATGAACCGCTATTACAGCACCCGCAAGGTCACCGGCGAGGATGTGGCGAAGCTGTTCCCCAAGCTGGCCGAGGAAAGCCGGAAAAAGGAGCTGGATTTCCTTCATGGTATCAGCCAGTCAAAATGGGGCGTCCGGGGCGCGGTGAACGTCTACAACAACGCGGTCAACAACGAGGATATCAGTTACAACGGTCTGTACTCCATGGCCCGGACCATGGGAATCGGCCTGGTGTGAAGGGAGCGATGGCTGTGAAACGAACACCCGGTATGGTCAGGCTGGCCGTCGGGTTCAGCGCGGGCTTTCTGGCCGGCATATTTGTCCGGATGTCGGTCAGTATCATTTCCTGCCGTCCTCACGTCGTGGGCGGGGAAACGCTTGTCTTTCCCCTGATCATTCTCCTGATTTATTTTGGATACAGCATGGGCAAGGAAATCAGCGCGCAAAAAGCCTTTGAAGCAGGCTATAACAAAGGCCGCAGCATAGCCGGAGGGGGTGGTGATGACGAGTAAGGTTTGCCCACGGTGCGGGCGTATCTATACCAGGCCGCCCGCGCTCTCCAGACGGGACAACATCACAGAAATCTGCTCTGAATGCGGCATAAGGGAGGCGCTGGACGCCATGCAGATCCGTCAGAACGCACCAGGCAGGCGGTTTATGCAAGTAGGAACGGGTGGATCGTCGAAAACTTCGAAGCAGCCCACAATTGAGAGGGGTCTGAAGATGAACATATTGAATGCAAAAATTACCAAAGTAGTTTGGGAACGGAAACGCGTACTCACACAGTATATTTATGTGGAAGGAAATGGGTGGGGCAGCTGCTTTGGGGGCTATGATCTCAGAGGTGAAGCGTGCAGCCGCTGGCTTGAAAACCTGATGGAAACACTGGGTTTAACAAGTTTCAGCGATCAAAATCTGGTTGGTTTAAATGTCCGGGTGGGATTCGGCGGAGACGGGGGTATCGGCTCCCCCATTGAAGCAATAGGCCATATTATCAATGACCGGTGGTTCAATGCAAAAATTTTGTTTTCCTGTGAGGGCAATGGGCGCACGCCGGTAAAACGAAAGGAGGATTTGCCGTGACAGCAGAGGACTGGAAGCGGGCCGAACAAGCCTTGAATCTTTTTCATCCCATTCAACTGAAAGCGGATGGTTACGATATCACACTGGTTCTGGAGCCGGTGAGCGTGTATCAGAACAGAATCATGGTCTATATCGGCGGGAAATTCCGGGGCAAATGGATAGCCGAGGACTGTGAGGAACGCCGCCGCTTCCTGCAGGAGCACCGGCACAGCCTTCTCAACCATAAAGAAAAAGCCAAATTCAAAAAGCTGCCGAAGCGGATGCAGAAGGAGTTACAGGAGAAATACCCTATGCAATACTCCAGCTTCACCCCTCAGTGGTCATCCTTCCGGGCGCTGAAAAAACACTTCTGCGCCAACAACCAGAGCATTGAGCTTTTAAAGGCTTAACCGGGGGCTTCGGCCCCGGCCTTAATGCAGCTCCCCACAGGGAACGGTCGCCAGCCCGTGAAAATGCAGAGCGAGGCACAAAATACCAGAAGGAGGTAAACCTATGCGGAACATATCGAAGCGCATGGGGAAAAGAGGCGCTCTGACCATCCCGCAGCACCTACGGCATGAGCTTGGGCTGCAGGGCGGCGACGCCGTGGATCTGGCCCCCACGGGGGACGGCGGGCTTGTCATTCGGAAGCATCGCCCCACCTGCAACATCTGCCACGGTACCTGTGAGGTTGTAACCTTTAAAGGCTTCCAGATCTGCCGCGAGTGCTTCCAGGGCATTCGGGAGGAGGTGGGGAAACTTGACTGAAACAGAAATCCGGGCCGGAGCAGTGTTGGCTGTCAAGGCCCCGGAGCAGCGCCAGGCCGAACAGGTGAAAAAGTACGTTGACGAGTATGCCGCCCTGTCTTTGGAGGCCAAGCGCATCAAGGGGCGCATGGACTGGCTGAAGGGCTATTTTGAAACTCTGGCCACAGACGCGCTCAAGGACACCAAACTGCTCTCCATCAGTTATTGGGGAACCCGGAACAGCCGGGTGTCGGTGACGAATACGGCTGCGGTGAAGCCCATTTCCCTGCCGATGGTGAAGAAGGTGCTGGGCGATGTGGCCGGGGACTTCGTAAAGACCGAAACTACGGACAAGATGACAGAACCCTGCAAACGTCTGCTGGCGATGATCTGTCAGGGCAGCTTTGCGGCAGGCAGTCTGGAAGAAACCATCCAGGCTATCACCAGCGAGCCAAAGATACAGGCGATCCTGCGGAAAAAACTGAAAGGGCGCTATGAGAGGGACAAGGCTCTGCTGGAGAAGGTGGCGGGGCTGTCGGAGCAGGAGGCCGGCGACTGGGCTTTCCTGACCGCCGAGGTCATCAACTGGGAATGGCTGACACAGGTGTTGAAAGCCGCCGGCTGGAAAGGTACTGCCCAGGAGGCCATTGACATTATCCGGGCTGCCGTTATCGTAGAGGAGGGCATGAAGGTCGGAGTGGAGGCCGAACAGCCAAAAGTTTAACAAAAAGGAGGAGCGGGTATGGCAGCCATCAACGCGCAGCAGATCAGGAAAATCTACGCCATCGGGAATGCCCTGGGGATTGTGGAGCGTGGGAAGGACAGCGACAACCTGCACTCCCTGGTGACAGCCGTAACCGGGAAGGAATCAGTCAAAGCCCTGACTTACCCGGAGGCGCAGGCTGTCATCGCCGACCTGCAAAAACGACAGGGGACGGTTTCACAACCCAGGCACAGGTCCAACCCCCGCCCGGAACGGCCCGGCGGGGCGACAGACGGCCAGCAGCGTAAAGTGTGGGCGCTTATGTATCAACTGGCCAGGGCGGACAAAGAACCAAGCGCAGCGTCCCTGGGAGAGCGCCTGTGCGGCATCATCCGCAAGGAACTGAAAATGGACTCTACCCCGCAGGAACCGTTTACCTGGTTGGACTTCCGGGCCTGCAGCAAGCTGATCGAAGTGCTGAAGAAGTATGTGGCCAATGCCGGAAAAAAGCCGTCGGGGGGTGGTTTTGGGTGAGCGAACAGTCCGGTATCCGGCTGGAGGATTTGAGCCAGAGCCAGCGGGAGATAGCGGAGCTGATCGGACAGGATAACTTCAGGAAACTAATGAACGCCTACGGCGGCGGATACATCTATATTCCCAAAACGGACAGGCTTGACCGCCAGGATCGCAACGAACGTATCCGGTCCGACTTCAACGGATATAATTTCAGGGAATTGTCCAAAAAATATGATTTAACAGAGGTTTCTATCCGGAGCATTGTGGCTGACAGGATCAAAGAGACGCGTGCCCGGCCCATAGACGGCCAGTTGTCGTTCCTGTAAAATAAAAAACTCAAAAGCTTGAGATTGCAGGCTTTCCTGTTTGGACGGTATGATTGATACAAATCAATCATACCGTTTATTTTTGCGCAGGAGAGTGTTTTCAATGAACAACACCGCAATGGCATTTGACGCGGGAACATGGTGGCTGGTTGGCCTGCTGGCCACAGCTCTGACAGGAGCCGTGGTATTTCTGGTCAAGAGGACATTATTCTCCCGCGTGGACGATCTGTCCAGAGAGGTCGGGGAAATTCGGGACGGCACGGTAAAGAAAGCCGATTATGATAAAGCCCAGGAAAAGATGTCCGGTTCCATTGAGGAAATCAAACGGGATTATACCCCAAGGAATATCCATGAAAAATCGTATGATGAGCTGCGTGCCGACATCAAAAAAATTATGGAGAATTTTTTAACGCGCGAAGATTTTTTCCGGGAACACGCGAAGGTAGACCGGAAAATTGATATGCTGCTGGATTTTGAGATAAAAAGAAAGGGGACCGGCATATGACAGGCAACGAAAAGCAGAGGCTGGAAGCCAGCGGTTTTGCCCGCAGCAACGGCAAGGTGCTGCGCGCTGTGAACATCCTGCGCATCAGGTATAACAAGCTGACAGGAATCAAGAGCGTCTTAAAGGACGACGGCGTTACGGCAGAGGAGTTTCTGGAGAGCGTCGGCTTTCTGGCCGAAGACGGCTATATCCACCTGCGGCAGATCGCTGCGAAGGAAAGCGCCGCCCTGTCCGACAGCGACTATGCCGCTCTGGAGGCGAAGCTGACAGGCAAGGGCATCCGGTTGTTGGCGGGCGGCGTCGAGGATAACATGATTGAGATCAACAGCAGCGATAAAAGCGCGCTGCGTGCCGGGAACTTCATCCAGAATAACGGGCGTGTACTTCGGACGTTAAATATTCTGGCCTATAAGTACAGCCGCCTGGAAAGTATGCGGGATATCCTGAAAAATGACGGCATCGCCGGGGACGAGTTTCTGGACAGTGTGAACTTCCTGGCCGAGGAGGGGTACATCCACCTGCGGCAGACCGCCACAAAGGAGGAGGCAATTTTGGCCGACAGCGATTATGCCACACTCGAGGCAAAGCTGACGGCTAAGGGCAACCGGCTTTTGAGGGGCGGCGTCAAGGACGATATGATCGAGGTGTAAGCAGTGGGCGGCAGGAAAGCGGGAAACCGAAAGCACAGCAAAATAGACGCTCTCGACCCCGCCCTGCGGGAAGCTGTGGAACAGATGCTCCTGTCCGGCAGCACCTATTCCGAAATTGTGGACTTTTTGGGCGAAAACGGCGTTGGTATCTCCGCCGCCAGTGTCTGCCGCTATGCCAGAGCGTATCAGGCCAACGTACAGATGCTGACGGTGGCGCAGGAGAACTTTCGCCGCATGATGGATGAACTGGATAAGTACCCCGGTCTGGATACTACGGAAGCCATTATCCGCCTGACCAGCCAGAACCTCCTCACAGCCCTGGCCAACACCTCCGAGGAGGACTGGCAGGGTGTGAGCATCGATAAGATGCTGCGCGAAGCCAACGCGCTGGTGCGCGCGGCGGCCTATAAGAAGCGCGTGGAGGTTCAGAACCAGGACGCCGCCGAAGCGGGCCTGGACGCTGTCAAGAGCCTGGTGTGGGAGGCGATGGCCAGGGAACGGCCCGAGCTTTACAGGCAGGTCAGCGAGTTTTTGAGCAGCAAAAGGCAGGAAGGCACACAAACGGGGTGAAGATATGGCGAAATGGTACGTCCTGCAGGTATTGGCAGGCCAGGAAACAGCCGTCCGCGACGCGCTGCACATCATGGGCATCCGGGCGGCTGTCCCCCAGGAGGAGCGCCTGCTCCGTAAGAATGGCGGCTGGACCTCACGCATTTACACACTGTTCCCGGGATATGTGTTCCTGTCGCTGGAATACAGCGCGGAGAACTATTACCGGGTGAAGGCAGTCCCCCATGTGCTCCGTTTCCTGGGGTTCAGCGGGCTGTCCCCGTCCTGCCTGACCCATCTGGAGGCGGAATGGCTGCGGCTGCTGTCCAACGGCGGGGAACCGCTCAAGCCCTCCAGGGTTGAGGAGCTGCCGGACGGCAGCGTCAGGATCATGGAGGGCGTACTGCAAAACTTCCCGGTCAGGAGTATCCATTTTGACAGGCGCGCCCGCCGCGCCAGGGTCGGGATCACTTTGTGCGGGGAGCCGAAAATACTCACCCTTTCCATGGGGAGCGGCAAAGACGTGAATTTTTAAACGGCGTTTACAGGAAGCCGTGCAAAGCAGGCGGTTGATTCGTCCCGCCTGGGGAGGCCGGTGGAAATACGGGCGAAATAACCGGGCTGAATGACAGGCTGGGTGGCGAAGCACACCCTTTTCCCCTGTTTTTCAGCCCTGGTTTTGTGTTCTTGCCCGCATTACCGTTTAAGCGGCGCACAGACCCCTTTAAATTCGCCGCACCAGGCGGGCGGGGATAATTTCCCCACACCGTCCCAAAATCCACTGTGGGGCATTTACAGCCCTCTGTACGACGAGGGAGGCAGCAGGCCATTTTGAATGAGCGAAAAAAGCAGAGCATCAACGCCCTGGCAGGCGCAATGGCCGAGGCTGAGAGCCAATTATACAGCGGGGAGGGCACAGATTTAAACGGTCTGCGCGCACTCCTAAAAGGTTTCTTAAACAGGGACGATTCCCCGGAGCGCCGCCGGCTGCGGCGGGAGTTTGAAGCGGGGCTTCCGCTGACCGGGGAGGATGGCCTGCGCCGGAAGCTGGGAGCCATCGACATGGAGTTCTTCGGGCGGGCCTATTTCCCCCACTATTTCAGCCGCCCCTCCCCAGAGTTCCACCGGGAGCTGGACGCGATCTGGCAGCAGGGTGTGCTGAAGGGGCGCTATCCCCTGTCCCCGGCGGACATCAGGACAATCAGCCGCCTGCCGGGGGTGCGCCGGGCGGTGGCGGCCCCCCGCGGGCACGCCAAGTCTACCAACCTGACCTTCAAGGGGACGATGCACTCCACCCTGTACGGTTATAAGCATTATCCCATCATTATCTCCGACAGCTCCGAGCAGGCCGAAGGCTTCCTGGACAATATCCGGGTGGAGTTCGAGGAGAACACGGCGATCCTGGAGGACTTCGGGCCGTTGGCGGGCAGCGTGTGGCGCAGCAATGTGCTGGTCACTAAGAGCAGCATCAAGATCGAGGCCATCGGCAGCGGTAAGAAAATCCGCGGCCGGAAGCACCGGAACTGGCGGCCAGACCTGATTATCCTGGATGATGTGGAGAACGACGAGAATGTGCGGACTCCGGAGCAGCGCGGCAAGCTGAAGGACTGGTTTGACAAGGCGGTGAGCAAGTGTGGCGATGACTACACCGACATCATCTATATCGGCACCCTGCTCCACTATGACAGCCTGCTGGCCAGGACGCTGAAAAACCCTGCCTACCGCTCCATTAAATATAAGGCGGTCGTCAGCTTTTCAAAGGCGGATGACCTGTGGCGGCAGTGGGAGGACATTTTCACCGATTTGGACAACGACAGCCGGGCGGAGGACGCATTGGCCTTCTTTCAGAAACACCGTGCGGCCATGCTGGCGGGGACGCAGGTTCTGTGGGAGGAAAAGCTGTCCTACTATGACCTGATGGTGATGCGGGTGTCGGAGGGCGAGGCTTCATTCAACTCAGAGGAACAGAACGAGCCGATCAACCCGGACGACTGCCTGTTCATGGAGGAATGGTTTGATTACTACAACGAGGCCGAGACCGACTTTTGCGACCCGGCCTTCGACTTTTTCGGATTCATCGACCCTTCGCTGGGCAAGACCAAGCGCAGCGACTTTTCCGCCATCGTCACCTTGGCCAGGCACAGGGCCAGCGGGTATATGTATGTGGTGGACGCGGACATCGAACGGCGGCACCCCGACCGCATCATTGCGGATGTGCTGGCCAAGGAACGGTGGCTCCGATCCAGCTTCGGCCACGGCTACCGCAAGCTGGGTGCGGAAACCAACCAGTTCCAGTGGTTCCTGAAGGAGGAGCTGGCCAAGGCCAGCGCAAAGGCCGGGCTGTACCTCCCCATTGAGGAGGTGCAGCAGACCAGCGATAAGGTCATGCGCATCCAGACGCTGCAGCCGGACGTCAAAAACAAATATATCAAGTTCAACCGCCGCCACAAGCGGCTATTGGAGCAGCTGACGCAGTTTCCCATGGGGGCGCACGACGACGGTCCGGACGCTCTGGAGGGCGCACGCACCATCGCAAAAAAAGTCAAGCGGTTTCGAATTTTGGACCGGGCCGGATTTGGAATTTAAGGAGGCGGATATCTTGCCGGTCATCTTTATGGAACGTTCCCTGCTGGACAGCCTGACGGAGGCGGACATCAAGGAGATCATAGACGAAAATGAGGGGCACACCAAGTATGCCCGGCTGGAGAGGTACTATAAGGGCGAGCACGACATCCTCCGGCATACGAAAAAGGACAGCACCGCCCCAAATAACCGTCTGGTCAACAATATGGCCAAGTATATCACCGACACCGCCACGGGCTACTTCATCGGCAAGCCCGTAGTCTACAGCTCCCAAAACGTCGCATACCTGGCCGCATTGCAGGACATCTTCGACTACAACGACGAGCAGGACGAGAACATGGAGCTGGCCAGGAGCGCCAGCATCCATGGAAACTGCTTTGAGATGCTGTATTTGGACGAGGACGTGCAGATCCGTTTCACCAAAGTACCGCCCGATGGCTGTATCTATATTTGCGAGACGGGGGACAACACCCCCATGGCGGCCATACGCATTGTGTACTCCAAAGACAGGGACAAGAACATCATCAAAAAGGTGGAGTTCTGGACGGCGCAGGACTGCTGGTATTTCCGCAGCATTAACGGCGGCGCGCTGGAGCTGCTGGATATACGGGAACATTACTGGGGGGATGTACCCTTCGTAGAGTACATAAACAACGAGGAGCGCCTGGGCGACTTCGAGGGCGTGATCACGCTCATCGACGCATACAACCGGGTGGAGAGCAACACGGCGAACTTCTTCCAGTACAACGACGAGGCGCTGCTGAAGGTGCTGAAAATGGGGGCCGTGACCTCACAGGATATCAGGGACATGAAAGAAAAGGGCGCTATTATCCTGGAGGATGGCGGCGACATCCAGTGGCTTGTCAAAGAGGTTGGCGACGCGGCGCTGGAAAACTATAAGAAACGGCTGCGGGAGGATATGCACATCTTTTCGGCGGTGCCTAACCTGACGGACGCGAACTTCGGCGGCAACCTGTCCGGCGTGGCCGTATCGTATAAGCTGTGGGGGCTTGAGCAGATCTGCGCCATCAAGGAACGCAAGTTCAAGCGCGGCCTGCAGCGGCGCATCGAGTTGATCACCCATATCCTGAATATCCAGGGCGGCAGGTACGACTACAGGGAGATCGGCATCCAGTTCCGGCGCAACAAGCCGCAAAATTTGCCGGAGATCGCGCAGATCATCACCATGCTTTCCGGGGAGCTGTCCCGTGAAACCCGCCTCCAGATGCTTCCGACCATCGACAATGTACAGGACGAGCTGCAAAAGCTGGAGGACGAAAAGCAGCGGGAGGTCAGCGGGTTCGGTCAATACGACGCCCTGGCCAGGGCGCTGGAACAGGCCAAAGCGCAGCCCGCTGGCGCAGGAGCTATCCCGGACGATGAAGCGGGAACGGACCCAGGGGACGGTGAGGGCACATGAGCACCTGGTCGCGCAGCCAATGGATTGAGGACGCCAAAAAGCGGGTGCTGCAAAACACCAGACGCACCGATGATTATACCAGGGAGCTTATTTTCCTCTATGATGAGGCGGCAGTCAACATCGAAAAGGAGATCGAGGCGCTGTTCGCCCGTTTTGCCAGGGACAACGGGCTGACTGAGGAGGCGGCCCGGCAGCTCCTGGAGGGCCGGGAGTACAGCGTGTGGCGCAAGTCCATCGAGGAGTATATCGCCGGGGCCTCCGGCGCAGCCAGCTCCAGCAAGGCCCTGCTGGAGCTGAACACCCTGGCCATGAAGTCCCGCATCACCCGCAAGGAGCAGTTATTGGCGAATGTCTACCGTAACATGATCGACCTGGCCGAGGACAGCACCGCCAGGATGGACGCCCTGTTGGGGGATATGCTGAAGGTCAACTACTATGAAAGCTGCTTCACAATCCAGCGCGGGATTGGGCTGGGGTTCGGTGTGGCGAAAATCAGCGACAGGCTCATCCGGCAGGTGTTGTCCTTCCCATGGAGCGAAAAGCATTACTCCGAGGCTGTGTGGGGGGCCTGCGACCATCTCTCGGCTCTAGTCAGGCGGGAGATCACGCTGGGCTTTATCCAGGGCAGCAGTGTCCAGAAGATGGCAAAGGCCATCGACGAGGTGATGGACAGGGGCCGTTACAATGCCGAGCGCCTGGTGCGGACAGAGTGCAAATACTTTGCCAATCAGGGGGAACTGATGGGCTATAAGGAGAACGGCATTACGGAGTATCAGTTCCTGGGCGGTACCGAGCATTCCGGAAGCTGTACCTGCGGCGAACTTAACGGACGGGTGTTCCGTGTTGAGGAGGCGCAGCCGGGAGTGAACTTTCCTCCTATCCACCCGAACTGCCTGTGCATCATTAAAGCGCACTTTGGTAAAAGCATCTTCGACAAACGGGAGGGTGACCCCCTGGCCGGCAATGTCAAATTTGAGGAGTGGAAAAAGAAATATGTTGACGGCGCGGCCAAAGATGGTACAATTTCCTTATCTGAAACTGACAAGCGGGCGTTAATGCAGTATATAAGCAGCGAATCCTACAAAATCAATGATAAGCTGCGCCGGGGCGCGACGCTGTCACCGCAGGAGCGCCAATTCGTAGAGGATTTGGACCATGCGCTGGAGCGCCTGCCGGAGCACAGGGGGACAGTGTACCGTTCCCTCTCCAAAGGGCTGGAGATTGAAGATGTGGATGCTTTTGTCGCAAGCCACATCATTGGAGTCCCCAAGCAGTTCGATGCCTACACCTCCGCATCGCTGGAGGTCTATGATGGGACCATGGAAATCCAGTATGTAATTGAATCAAAGTGCGGAAAAGACTTGACTGCATGGAATCCAGGTGAAAAAGAAATCCTGTTTGGGCGCAGCACATGGTTTATTCCCACACGGGTTGAAGGGCATACCATCTATATGGAGGAGGTTCCTGATGAATAAAAAACCATACAGCGATGCCAGATGGTGGAACAATCCCATGCCCCGCACACCATTTTGCGGGTATTGCAAGCACTTCATCGGCATTGTTGACGGTCATGTGAGCTGTAAAGCCTTTGACAAGATTCCACGGGACATCATGCATGATTATGTTGTACATGACCATCCCATTGAAGGAGATCATGGATATCAATTTGAGCCGAAAGACCCTGATAATGTACCCAAATTGGTACCGCGAAATAAGCTCATGCCATATGACTGATAAAACACTTTTACATTCCGTTTAAAGCACCCCGCAAGGGGTGTTTTTATTATGCCAAAATTACCGAAGGAGGAACTGATAATGGCGGATATTATTACCACCACTGGCACAGCGGCCCCTGCCGCTGGCGGCGAACCGCAGAACCGGAACCCACAGCAGGCCGCACAGCAGCCTGCCGCCCCCACCGCCGAACAGCGCACCGCTTTCCAGCGTTTTTGGGATTCACTGTTCGGCGGCGGCAAAGAAGAAACGTCCCCCGGCTCCAGCGAGGAGGGCGCTGGGAAGGATGGCGATCTGTCCCCCAAGGAGGGCGGGGACGCAAAGCAGGAACCGCAGGGCGGCAAGATCTATTCCGAGGCCGACGTCAACGCTAAGATCGCAGCGGCCAAGGCCGCTTGGGAGGCCGAACAGCAGGAGCAGCAGCGCCTGTCCAAGCTCACACCGGAGGAACGGGCCAGGGCTGAAGGCGAGGCCAGAAACAAGGAACTGGAAAAGCTGCGGTCCGAGCTGCTGCAGCGCGACTTGAAGGATGCGGCATTGAAGAAGCTGGCGGATGACGGATTTCCCGTGGGCCTGGCCGACCTGCTGGCCTATACCGATCAGGAAAGCATGGAGAAAAGCCTGAAGCACACCCAGGATGTTTTTAAGAGCGCGCTGGAGGCTGCCGTAAAGGAACGCCTGCGCGGTAAGACGCCGGAGGGGCTGGGCGGCGGAGCAAAGGCGGAGAACGCTGTGAAGGACCAGATCGCGCAGGGCATTCGAGGAGGCATGATGTAACTATGGCAAATGTGTTTGAATATGCAGGCGTATTCCAGAACGAACTGGACAAGGCCGCCGTGGAGCAGGCCACTTCCGGGTGGATGGAGCTGAACGACAAGCTGGTGCGCTACGACGGCGGCTCAGAGGTGAAGATCCCGAGCATGGACATGGACGGCCTGGCCGACTATGACCGGGATAAGGGCTTTGTCGAAGGTTCGGTCAACCTGAAATGGGAAACCAAGTCCATGACCCAGGACAGAGGCCGGCAGTTCACTTTTGATGAGAACGAGGTGAATGAAACCAACTTCGTGGTGACCGCCGCCCGGGTCATGGGAGAATTCCAGCGCACTAAGGTCGTGCCGGAGATCGACGCATACCGCTACAGCAAGCTGGCGTCCCTCTGCGCCGCCAAGGAACGGGCGGGCTACGGCTACACCCCCACCGAAGCCGATATCCTTCAGAAGCTTTATTATGACATCGCTGCGGTGCAGGATGCGGTCGGCGACGAGACCCCGCTGGTCATCACGATGTCCCGTCCCGTGGCCGCTATCTTTGATATGTCCAGTACCCTGTCCAAATCTTTGAGCGTGATGGATTTCAAGCAGGGTGACGTTACCGTGAAGGTGAAATCCCTGAACGGCGAGCATCCCATCCTCCGTGTAGGCAGCGGGCGCATGAAAACAAGTTATAAGTTTAACGACGGTTCCACCTCCGGTCAGGAGAAAGGCGGCTTCGAGGCTGCGGAAGATGCACAGGACATCAACTGGATCATCTGCCCCCGTACCGCCCCCATCGCTGTTTCCCGCACCGACAAGGTGCGCATCTTCGACCCTGAAACCTTCCAGAAGAAGCGAGCCTGGGCGACCGATTACCGCAAGTATCATGACCTGTGGGTACCCGACAATAAGCTGGCGGCCATGTGGGTGAACATCAAGCAGGCCAAGGCTGGCGTCGGCGGTTGAGCAGGGAGGATTTACCATGATTCGAATGAAACGATTGAATGAGGTACGCGAGGCCGCCAGCGAGGAGCGGGCCGCCAGGCTGGAACAGCAGGGTTTCACCCGGCTCGGCGGAGCCGCCGGGCCGGGCAGCCGTCCGGTCACGCAGGCAGATCTGGAGAAGTCGGGCGAAGCCCTGCCTGGCCGTGTGAGGGCTGAAACCAAAAACAGCAGGAAGGGCGGCAAGCCCAGGGAGGAGCCGGATGGGACAGGAACTGGTGAGCCGGATAGCGGAGACGGCGAAAAGTAATCTGAAGCTGCCGGATGAGCAGCTTCCCACCATCGAGCGGTATGTGCGGCGGGCCATCAACCGCATCCTGGTATTCTGCGGGCGGGAGGACTTCCCGCCCCCTCTGGAGGATGTGGCGGCGCAGATTGTGGAGGATATGCTCCGGGCCGACCAGGCGGCCCCATCGCAGAACGATGTGGCCAGCGTCACACGGGGCGACACCAGCATCAGTTACCGGGACAAGGCCAACAGCCTCAAGGAAACCGTGGCTTTTGTGAAGAACTATGAAAGCCAGCTCATCCCCTTTAAGCGGATGAAGCTGCCGAAAGACTGCCCAATATGACGGAAGCCGACATCCTGGCATTGACCTATGAGGATCATTGCTGGATATACCGTCCGCAAAAGGTGACGCTGCCATCCGGAGAGAGCGCATTTCGGAAGGGGCTGGAGGGTAAGCCTGTATATGAGAACATCCCCTGCGCCCTTTCCAGCCCCTCCGGGGGCAAATTAGGCAAGAACGCGCCCACTGCAGGCATCGACACCGATTACCTGCTCTTTGTCCGCCCGGAGGTGGAAATTGAGCCGGGCGACACGGTGAAGGTTATCCGGCTGTGCCGGGAGTACCTGACGGAGGCCGGGCTTGCGGACCGGCAGCCATCCCATAACAATGTGCCGCTGAAACTGGCAAAGGCGAAAGCATGAGCCGGACAGATTACCGCTTTGATGGCCTCGATGCGCTGGAGCGGCAGCTCTCCCGCATGATCGAGGAACAATATCCCGCCGAATTCCGGGCGCTGGTCATCCAGATCGCCTATGAGCTGCAGGGAAAAGTCAAGGAAAAGACCCCGCACAAAACAGGCCGCTTGCAGGACAGTTGGAAAGTCGGCCCCATTACGAGGAAAGGCGGCGCTTATTACATTGAGGTTTACAGCAATGTGGAGTACGCGGAGCCTGTGGAGTACGGCCACCGCACACGGGGCGGCAGGGGCTTTGTTCCCGGAAAGCATATGATGGAGCTTTCCCTGGAAGAACTCAACCAGGCGCTTCCGGGCTATCTGCGCGAATGGCTCAACGATTTTATTGCTTCGCATGACCTGTAAGGGGGTATCCTATGGCAACCACAATTTATGAATCTGTTAAAAACAGTCTAATTGCCCTTTTTAGGGGCCGCTGGCCCGCCTTTGATGTGTTCTGCGAGGATATCGACAAGACGCAGGAGGGCGGCCGGACCGAATTGGAGGACTATATCTATCTTGATATCATCCCCGCCGGGAACCGGACAGTGGGACCCGGCCATGTGGACCGCAGCATCCTGGTGGATGCTGCGGTCCACACCAAAGGGGAAAGCAGCGGCGAATACCTGAAGATGGCCCAGGAGCTTGACGGCCTGCTGCGCCCGGTATTCCGCTTCACCGACCAAGGCGAAGCTAGGGCCGTCACCGTCCCCGATTTGTCCTTCAAAACCGTGGATAAGCTGCTGCACTGCTCCTTTACCCTGTCCTTCCGTGACAGCATCGGGGAACCGGAAGCCCCGCCGTTTATGGAGGAATTGGAAACAGCCGTCAAGACAAACGAAAGGGCGTGATTATATGGGTCTGCCTGAAATCAACATTATTTTTAAGACCAAAGGGCTGACCGCCATCCAGCGCAGCGAGCGAGGGATCGTCGCTGTCATATTAAAAGATGATACCGAGGGCGGAAAATCCCTTGGCGTTTACAACAGCATCCTGGATGTGGATTTCTCCGCTTTCACACAGCGGAACTACGAATATCTCAAACTGCTCTATGAAGGGGGGCCTTCAAAGGTCATTATCCTGAAGGTTGCGGCGGATACGGAGGATCTGGCCCCCTCTTTAAAGAAGCTGGCCAGCCTGAAATGGAACTATCTTACGGTCCCCGGCCTGACAGATGATGAAAAAACTGTTTTATCAGCCTGGATTAAGCAGGCGCGGGAGAAGGATCATAAGACCTTTAAAGCTGTGCTGCCCAACTGCGCCGCCGACCATGAAGGCATCATTAATTTCACTACGGACGAGATCAACAGCAGCCTTTCTGAAACCCCATTTACCGCCACGGAATACTGCGCGCGCATAGCCGGGGTCCTGGCGGGTCTATCTCTGGCCCGCAGCAGCACCTACTATGTGCTGTCCGACGTCATTTCCGCCAGTATACCGGACGACCCCAATGAGCGGATTGACAAAGGGGAATTAATTCTTACATTCGACAGTGAGCAGTACAAAATCGGCCGGGGCGTTAACAGCCTCGTCACCTTCACAACGGAAAAAGGAGAGGAATTTTCAAAGATTAAAATTGTGGAGGGAATCGATCTTTATCAGGATGATATCCGGAGCACTTTTGAAGAATCCTACATCGGCAAGGTCATCAACGACTATGACAACAAGCAGGCGTTCGTAGCCGCGCTGCGGGCCTATCAGAAAGCGTTGGAGGGCGATGTGCTTGACCGCAGCTTCGACAATACCGCTGAAATCGACCTTGAACAGCAGCGGGCCTATATCGAAAGCAAGGGCATCGACACCTCCGATATGGACGATATGGAGATTGCCCAATACAATACGGGTTCCAAGGTCTTTATCGCCAGCCATGTCAAGTTCGTGGACGCCATGGAGGATTTAAACCTGGTGTGCAATATGTAAAGGAGGCGTCGTATGTCTAAGCTGAAGGGCAACAGGACCCTTTCCGGCACCTATGGAGAGGTATGGGTGGACGGGGAAAAAATATGGGAATTCAGTAAAATTGAAGCCAAAGTAACAGCGAACCGGGAGGACGTCCAGCTCGATTTGGATGTGGACAGCAAGATCACCGGACTGAAAGGTGAGTTCACGCTCACTTTGAAGAAAGTCTACTCCCGTTATAACGCCGTCTTTGAAAGCTGGAAGAAAGGCGTCGACCAGCGCAGCCAGATTATAACAAAGCTGGCTGACCCGGATGCGGCCGGCGGGCAGCAGGAACGGTATTCCATCGATAACTGCTGGTTTAATGAGCTGCCTCTGGTCAACATGGAGAAGGGCGGCATCATCGAGGAGGAGGTTTCCGGCGGCTTCACGCCCACCGATATGATTAACCTGGACCAGATTGCATAAGGAGGCATTTGAATGAACAGCACCCCCAAAAGCGCGCTGTCGGAATTTTCCCGCAGAGCGATCCAGCGGCTGCAGGCAAAAAAAATCCCTAAAAAACAGATTTTGCATATTCCAAGCCTGGAGGCTGATATCACAATCCGAAGCCTTTCTTATGAAGAAATCGTGGAGTGTACGAATATAGACGACAGCGCGGACAAAAACCGCAGCGATAAATACTGCATTTACCTGTCTGTTGTCAGCCCCGATCTGAAGCAGGCCGCCAAGGAGATTATGGAGTCTGAAAGCGGACTTCCGGCCGATCAGCGTTCCCTGCTTGAACCGTTGGACATTGTGGATTTGTTTGACATGGGCGAGGTGACAGAGATCGCCATGAAGGTCATGGAACTCAGCGGCGTTCTCAATAACAGGAAGGTTACGGTGGTGGAACAGCTAAAAAACTGATTTCCCAGGATGGCGAAGCGTACCTGCTTCACTACTACATCCAAAAGGGATGGGATGCGGAGAAGTTTTTGAGCCTGGATTTGGAATCCAGGCTCTTTTATATGGCCTCCATGCAGAAAGCCCTTGAGGAACGGGCGCATATGTTTGAAATTTGACGTGAAAGGAGCAGGCGGCCGATGGGAGTTGTCAGAGGCGCGATTTCAATCAGGGATAACATGTCGGCAGTCCTCCGGAGCGTCAGGCAGGAACAATCCGCCTTCCGGCGCGATGTAGAGCGTACACGCAGGGAATTGCAGGCCACCTGGGAAAGACGGCGTACCGCCCGCCTGGACGCCACGCCGGCCAACCGGGCCGCGCAGCAGCTCCGGCAGCGGCTGGAGCCGCTGCGCAAAAAAATTGTCATCGCTGCGGCCATCAAGGATATGGTCAGCGACAAAATCAGGGCGGTGGGAAACAAGGTAAAGGCAGTCGGCAAGATGATCGCTACGCCAATTGTCAAGCTCAAGGACGGCGTGACGGCGGGATTGTCCAAAATCAAGAGCCAGATTACAGGTCTGGCGAAAACAGTCGCCATCCCGGTGACGCTGGCCGCCACGGTGGTCATGGGCGGGGCCATCAGCCAGGGGGCGGCGCTGGAGCAGAGCATCGGCGGCGTGGAAACCCTGTTCAAACAAGACGCTGGCGTGGTAAAGGCCAACGCGGATGCGGCCTTCCGGACGGCGGGCCTCTCCGCCAACGCCTATATGGAGCAGGTGACCAGCTTCTCCGCCTCGCTGATCAGCAGCCTGAGTGGGGACACCGCAAAGGCGGCCACAGTCGCAGACATGGCCCTGATCGATATGGCGGACAACGCCAACAAGTTCGGCACCGACATGGAGTCCATCCAGAGCGCCTACCAGGGGTTTGCCAAGCAGAACTACACCATGCTGGATAACCTGAAGCTGGGGTATGGCGGTACCAAGGAGGAGATGCAAAGGCTCCTGTCGGACGCGCAGAAGCTCACCGGAATCAAGTATGATATCGACAATCTGGCCGACGTCTACAACGCCATACACGCGGTCCAGGAGAACCTGGGCGTGACAGGGACAACGGCCAAAGAAGCCAGCGAAACCTTCAGCGGTTCCTTCTCGGCTATGAAGGCCGCCGCGCAGAACTTGATGGGGAATATGGCCATTGGCGGGGATGTGACCAGCTCCATGAAGGAGTTGGTCTCCACCGCTTCCACCTTCCTGATGGACAATGCGATCCCCATGGTGGGGCGCGTCATCACCTCCCTGCCAGAGGCCATCCAGACCGGGATTCAGATCGCCGCCCCCAAAATCAAGAGCCTGGGGGCGGCGATCGTTCAGAGCCTACGGGATGGTATCGTCAGCTTCCTGCCCTCTGGAATGGGCGGCCTGGTGGACGACCTGTTCAGCGCCATTGGGGATTTTAAGAGTGGCTTTGCGGCCATGCGACCGCAGTTTGCCAGCTTCGGAGCGTCTGTCAAGACGACCCTGCAGCAGGTAAGCGTAGCAGTCATGCCCGCCGTCACCAGCATTATTCATACCGTGCAGGCAGTCATCCCTACGGTGCTCCCTGTGATCCAGACGGTTGTAAGCACCATCGGCCAGGTCATCAGCGCGGCGGCCCCGGTCATTTCCGGCCTGGTGCAGGGCATCGGCACGGTTATTTCCAATCTGGCCCCCGTATTCCAGACAATTTTTGATGGGATCGGTCAGAAGGTCGGCTCCGTGCTGGAGTTTGTCGGCGGTAAAATGGGGTGGATTCAGGAGATCATCGGCACAGCGGCTCCCGTAGTGGCAGATATCCTGACCACGGCCTGGTCTGTTATCTCCCCTGTTTTGGATATTGCCGTCAGTGTGTTTAAAGTGCTTTTCAACGTCGTACAAACGGTCTTTACAGGAATCGCCAATGTTGTCGGCAGCGTGTGGGATAAAGTGAAGCCCATTGTTGAAGGCATCGGGAACGGCCTGAGCTGGATTGCCGATAAGATCGGCGGCCTGTTTGGATTTGGAGGCGACGGCGGCGGTGAGGTCGGTTCCAACGCAGGCGGTACGAATAACTGGCGCGGCGGCCCTACCTGGGTGGGGGAACGCGGCCCGGAGCTGGTGGAGCTTCCAAAAGGCAGCAGGGTGCTGCCGAATAAGGAGAGCGTCCAGGTAGCTAAAAACGCGGCCCGGCCTGCAGTGCAGGGGATCATACAAAACAAAACGGAAAAAACGGTCATGTATGCGGCCGGCGGGAATTTTGCGCCAGCCCTTGACAATATTGAAAAACATCTCGGCGCAATCTCTGATCTGTTGTCACAGGGGCTGGGAGCCGGAAACGGCTCCGTTTTGCCGTATACGCCGCCGGACGGCGAAGGCGGCGATATCCCGCCGGTCCGGGCAGGCGTACCGGATCGCAGCATGGAAGAACCGCCGCAGAAGAATATTCAGATCACTGTTGATAAACTGGCGGATCAAATCATTGTCCGTGAGGAAGCGGATATTGACAGGATCGCTTCCGCCATATCCAAAAAACTGGCCGAAGTCGCCAGGAATATGAGGCCGGAACCTGTCAGGCCATAAGGGGGAATGAAGAAATGCGCGCCATTGAAATCAGCGGTACAAACCGCAGCCAGGCCATTACCCTGCCGGTCAATCCCCTCTCTTTTGAAATATCGCAGGGGCAGGTGAATCAAACGGTCACCCTGCTGAATATGGGCGAGGTCAATTTGCTGGGTAATCGCGGGTTGATTACGGTTTCATTTTCCAGCCTGTTTCCCGCCTCGCCGTCCCCGCTCGCGCGGTATGCGGACAGGGAGCCGGAAGAATATATCTCCCAGCTGCAAAAATGGAAGAACCGGAAAAAGACTGTGCGGCTTATCATCGGCGGTACGGATATCAATTTCGCCGCGTCAATCGAGCGCCTTGCCACGACCTATAAAGAGGGGGATCGGGATGTGTATTATACGCTGGAATTAAAGGAATACAGGCAGCTGGATGTTCCGGCCGTCCAAATGCCATCCACCGTGCCAAAAGATAACGGCCTGAACGACCGGCCTGACACCAGCACCGCTCCAAGGTACCATACGGTAAAATCCCAGGCGGATACGCTGTGGTATATGGCCTGCAAATATTATGGGGACGGCACCCAATGGACAAAGATAAGCGCCGCCAACAACAATCAGGACCCAAAGCTTCTGCAAATCGGGGATAGGATGCTGATCCCATGATTCTGCTGGCAGGAGGCTATGACTTGAGCGATATGGTAGAATCCGTTACCTGGAGCGGCGACACCAAGCAGGTTTCCAGAACATTATCTTTCACACTGGCCAATAAACATTCCGACCCTTATCTTCCCAAGGTGGCATTAAATGAAGGCGACGCTGTTCTGATGCGGACCGATGGTGGCGAAGAACTGTTTCGCGGCGTTATTTTTGATATTGATGTGACCGCTGGTTCGCCCACGGTCAGCTATCTCGCCTATGACCTGCTGTATTATCTGATTCAATCAGATATCAGCCGGGTGTTTGAAGATTCCCCGGAGAAGATCGCAGAGACAGTTTGCGGCGATTTGGGAATCCCTTTCGGCAGCGCGGCAAAAACGGGGATCGCCGTCTATTATCCATGTATCAGGAAATCCGCATATGAAGCGATTATGGCCCCCTATACGCAGGCCAGCAGGCAAAATGGGAAAAAATACATCCCTGTAATGGAACTTGGGGCACTCAACATCATCGAGATGGGAAAGCCCTGCGGTATCCTACTGGACGGCGGCCATAATCTTTTGGACGCCAACTATAAGACAACCATGACAAAAATGGTAAACCGCGTGGTAGTCGTTGACAGCAGCGGCAATCAGGTGGGGGTTGTAGAGGACGCCGCATCCAGGCAGAAATATGGGACCATTCAAAAGATATGCCAGCAAGCTGATGGGAAGGACGCCTTTGCCGAGGCTGGAAACATGCTGGCCCAAATTGAGCAGGCCGCCACGGCAAAAGCCCTCAGCGACGACCGTATCCGGGCGGGGTATTCCATTTTTGTCCGGGAACCTGTCACGGGGCTTTACGGCCGGTTTTTCATAGAAAGCGACGCCCACACCTTTAAGAATGCCAGCCAGGAGGTCGATATCACCTTGGCATTTGACTGCATGATGGATGAAAAGGAAATCCAACAAAATGAGGGAGGCAGCGTGTAATGGATAACTGGGCCAGCAATATGCTGGACACAATCTGGCGCGGGCAGCAGCCGGCCAACGGCAAAAATGTCTCAGAGGAGCGGCTGCTCGGCATTGTGACAAGTACGGCTCCTCTGACCATTTCAATCGGCGGCGTGCCTGTTTGTAAGAATCTGTATATCAATCCGGCAATCTTGCTGGAGTCGGATCAGCCTGACAAAATCAGACTTTTCTTTTCAGAGGCCCGGAAGCTTTTTTCAAAATGTCCGGAGATGGCTCCTGGTCCGGTGGAGCTTTTGACGTTTCTTGAGCAATATCATGAAGCTTCCGTCATCCGTGTGGGCGACATGGTTTCAGTCGTTAAAGCGGGCGCGGAATTTTATATCCAGGAGAAGGTGGTAAAGGTTTCATGAGCATATTCCCGTTCATATCCCCGGAGCTTGCCGCCGTCAACAGCGATCCCGTTGATTTGCCGCTGTTCAGGGAATACGCCTACGACTTCAAGGCCAACGCGCTGAAGCTGAAGGATGGGAAAACCTATCTGGTTGAGGGCAACGAAGCCTTGCAAATATGGATTTACAAGGCGCTGCTTACACCACGGTTCCGGCACGTGGCGTATACAAAAGCATACGGCAGCGAGATACATACCCTGCTGGGGCAGGCTGTCAGCCGGGATATCCTCGAAAGCGAGCTTCGCCGCTTTATCATTGAAGCCCTGATGGTAAACCCTTATATTGTGGAATTGAATGGGTTCCGGTTTGAATTCAGCCGGGCCGGAGTGACCGTATATTTTGACTGTACTACAGTCTACGGTGAAATGAGGCAGTCTTACGTTTATGAGGGGGGCGTATAATGGGATATACTTTCGAAGAAATCCGGGATCGCATCAAAGACCGCCTGCAGAATCCAACCAGCACGATCGAAGGGACCTTCAGTATGGACAATGCGCAGGCGGTCGCGCAGGAACTGGCGCGCATCCACAATATGGAGATTGAACCGCTGCTCGACGCGGCTTTCCTGGACACGGCCGCAGGGGAAAATCTGGACAGGCGCGCCATGGATTTCAATGAAACCAGGCGGCAGGCCGCCGCGTCAACAGGGAAACTGAAGTTTACCGGCTCTGACGGGACATACATCCCCATGGGTTTCACAGCCGCCTGCGCAGCCCTGTCGTTTGAGACAACGGCGGCAACGCGGATAGGAGCAAACGGCGAGGCGATGGTCAATGCGGTTTGCCGGACGCCCGGAAGCGTTGGGAATGTGGCTGCCGGTGCGGTTGGGACTTTGATTTCCGCCGTCCCGGGTGTCGAGTCGGTGACAAATCCCCAAGCTTTTGAAGGCGGGGCGGATATCGAGAGCGACGGGGCGTTCCGCGCCCGGCTGCTGGAAAAGATACGCAAGCCGATTACGAGCGGAAACGAAAACCACTACATCTACTGGGCCAAGCAGGTCAGCGGAGTTGGGAACGCGCGCTGTTTTGGTACCTGGAACGGGCCGGGCACCGTTAAAGTCACGATTATCTCGGACACTGGCGATGTACCGGACGACACGCTGGTGGAGAGGGTGCAAAGCTATATTCTTGACAACAAGCCAATTGGCGCGGAACTGACGGTCGCAAAAGCGCAGCCGCTGCCAATCAACATCGAGGGGACGCTGATACTCGCATCGGGCTATGAGATGGATGCCGTTGTGCAGGCCGCAAAGAACGCTATCACAGCTTATCTGGCGCAGATCGCCTTTCTGGATACCGCCGGTTCGCAGTATCTAAGTTATCACAAAATCGGCGAGCTGATTTTCAGCACACCGGGCGTTAACGATCTGCGCGATCTGCTGCTGAACGGGCAAACCTCCACAATAGAAATTGGCCCGGAACAATTTTGTAAGCTCGGCGAGGTGGATCTCCATGCTTAATACCATCAATTTACTCTCGGCTTTAACGCTTAACATGTCGCAGGCAGCGGAGCTGCTACAGGCGGAGCAGCCCGTGCTGGACGACGTTTCCGCACATGTGAAGCAGACGATTGCAGAGTTATCCATATCCACCTGCCGTGTTACTGTATCACGCTATGAAGCTATCTTCGGGCTGAACCCTTCGGGGTCGTTGGCGGAGCGGATCGCCGCCCTGATCATCCAGTTGAATTCCAGGCCGCCGGCGACTAAAAAGTATTTGGAAGAACTGTTGACTGCCGTGACCGGATGCCGGTGCAGGATCGAGGAGTATTACAGCCAATACCGCTTCCGGGTTTATATCAAAAGCGTCGAGGTCATTCCCGATATGGAAAAAACAGCCGCGTTTGTGCGGCTGTTAAAACCGGCGCATTTATCGGCGGCCCTTCGTTTGCAGCGCCAGACGCAGGGGCGGCTCATCCTCCCCTGCCGGGCTATGATCGGGCGCGCCATAAAGGTACGGCCCTATCAGCCCCAAAATATTTCATTGGCCGCCGGTCTGCATACGGCGTTCTTTACCAGGATCGGCAGACGCATTCAAATTCAGCCGAAAGGAGATTAAGCATGCAATATTACACCATTGCTACTGAAATAGGAACAGCAGCGGCTTCCAACGCTTTTTTAACCGGAACAAAGGTGAATATTACCACCTTTGTCGTCGGAGATGGAGGGGGCATTGAATATGCTCCAACGCCAGATATGACGGAGCTGCGCAACGAGGTGTGGAGAGGGGTTGTCTCCAATGCCGAAATCGATCCTGACAGCCCGAATGTTATCAACTATACCGCTCTGCTTCCTTCTACGGTCGGCGGCTTTGTCATGCGTGAAATGGGGATTATGGACGACCAGGGCCGCTTGATCGGGATCGGAAATATGGCTTCCACCCCCAAAATCCGTTTTGATCAGGGGATATCTGATGAAATAGAGCTTACCTTTTCACTGACGATTTCCAGCCCCGAGGCTATGGAGTGGAAGGTTGATCCCACGGTTATTTTGGCAACCAAGGCTGATATCGCGGCCCATAACCTGAGTGTGGAATCTCACCCTGATATACGGGATGAATTATCCGATATTAATACGCAATTGTCAAATAAGGCGGCGCTTGAGGAGTTTAAAACCTTGCAGTCCGACTATTACGCCGGAGCTGTGATAACGGCATTCTCATCGCCCCGGCAGCTCCCACACGCGGGGCTTTACCATATCGCCGCCATGACAGCGGAAGTAAACGCCCATCTGGATGATGCGGCGCATTCCATGACGGATTATAACACTGGGGATTTTTACGCCCAGCTTCTTACAAGCTTCGGCGCAGAGCATGGCGGATGTACGTTCGGGACGCTGATTGTTACCTCCCCGCGACTAGCAAAAAAGGTATGGGTTGCCCGCATTTGGGAGTATGAAATAAAAGAATGGGTGCTGCTGGCCCACGCATCAGCGCCGCAAAGGTTTGACCTTACGCTGCACAATGAGCTGTTGGGGCGCGCTAAATACTCAAAAGATCAATTCGGGATGGTCTGGCTTGATTTTAATATCTACAAGAGCGAAACCGAAGACCATATCAGCCACAATATCCTTGTTGGCTATCTGCCGGAAGGTTTCCGCCCGAAAGATAACACGCTTATCCCGGTTTGGGCCGGCAAGGGCGAAGGCGACAACACAAAAATGATGGGAAACCTGATTCTTTATCCCAGCGGCGAAATCTGGTTCTATGTGGGATATGGTATCGAAGTCCGCAGCTTTGCGGCGCAATGTGGATTTTACATCTGATTATGCAGATACGTAAGGCTAAAGCAATATTATACAGTGAAAATACTTGTAATAAGCACGATTGACTCTGTAGTCGTATCACGTGGTGCGTGCATTGATACTTCACCGTTCTGTTTAATAAGTATGCAGCCTAATATACTGGCGGTATTGTTCGCAGCTCTCAACCCCACCACTATCCAAGCTCCCGCATTATTCCCGGGGCGGTATCCTTCCGGCAGACAGCCAAATACATAGTCGTCGCCGGCCGAAAAAGGGGCTCCGGCATCTCTTGCAATATCGCCTCTAAGTATAACTTCTCCGAATTGATTTTTTGAGTATGTCAGACTACCAAAAAATCCACTCTGGAACGGGAAAGAGTAAAAAGGCCGGCTCCCGATCTCCGCCTTATTAGACTAAGGCGAACATTTATGAGAAAGGAATGACAGCATGGATTACAAACATTGCTGCGTCATTGACGCACAAAACAGATACAAAACCCTTGTGCTGGTAGTTAATGAACCGGATGAAACCGGCAAATTGCAGGAAAAAGTCCAGTACTACACGCTTTCGGAAGGAGAACGCCTGATAGATGCAGCGCCGCCTGTGATGCGCCCCCATGCCGGTGCGGATGGATTTATCAAGCCGGCCTGGAATAGCCCGGCGTGGATAGAATCCGCCACAAGCGAGGAAATCGAGGCATGGGAGGCGGAGCACCCCGCCCCGTCTCCTGCGCCACCCTCCGAGAGCGAACGCATCGCGTCTCTGGAAACGCAGATGACAGACGCGCAGATGGCGCTGGTTGAGGCATATGAGGCGACGGACGGGCAGAACACGGACGACCTGCTTGCGCTGGCCGAAGTGTATGAATCCATGCTTGCGCTGCAAGCGCGTGTGGAGGCTCTGGAAGGGGGTGAACAGGTAAATGGCTAAAGTATACGCGGAGCTGATTCGCAAGGGCTTAAAGGCAATCAGTGACGTACCCAAGGCCCTACAGGCCGAAGTGAAAGGGCTGCTCGAAAATGAGTAGCTTTTTTCTTTTCCTCGCCAAAATTTTTTGCCAGAAGGAGGTGCACATAATGGCAGTTGTTTACGCTACTTTGATTATCAAGGGTAAAAAGACGCTGGAGGATGTCCCGGCGCTACTCAAAGAGCAGGTACAGGACGTCCTCTCCGCTCTCGATGTGGAGGTGCAGTAACATATGATGGGGAGAATTTTATGAAAATCAATTGGAAGGTACGTATTAAAAACCCGCTGTGGTGGGTACAGATAGCGGCGGCACTGTTGCTGCCGATGCTGGCATACTTCGGCCTGGCCTGGGAGGACATGACCTCCTGGGGGGCGCTGCGGGATGTGTGGCTTCGCGCAATACAGAATCCTGTTGTGTTGCTGTCGGTATTAGTCAGCGTATTCAACGCTATAACCGACCCGACGACGGCCGGCGTTGGGGACAGCAGGCGGGCGCTCGAATATAAGACGCCGAATCGTGACAAATAAATTATCAAGCCGCCAGTCATCTGACCGGCGGCTTGACCAACTAAACATTAATGATAAAAACCGTTAAAAAATCGCTTGATAATTGTACCTTTATTTAAGATTTGGAGGTTATGAGGTGGGACAAGTCATCAAAGGTATCGATATTTCATCGCATCAGGGAGAAATTGATTTTGAGCGTGTGAAGGCGGACGGCGTCCGCTTTGTGATCATCAAGGCCGGGCAGGGCCTTCGGGAGATGGGGACGTTCCGTCAAAAATACCTGCCCGCAGTGCTGGCCGCGGGGCTTGACTGGGGTGCGTACTGGTGGAGCGACGCCGTGACGGTCGTCGAAGCGCAAAAGGAGGCGGCGGCATTCGTCAGGGCGCTCGACGGTCTGCGCCCGACCTATCCGGTGTACATGGACCAGGAATACGAATCCCCCTGCGGTAACGCCTGGGGCGTGGGCAAGGGAAAACAGCTTCGCACCGACATGGCAAAGGCGTTCCTGAAGGTTCTGGAGGATGCCGGGTACTACGCGGGGCTGTACGCCTCGACAAACTGGCTGCAATACTGGGTGGACGACAGACAGCTCATGGCTTATGACAAGTGGGTTGCACAGTACGCCGAAAAATGCACCTATACTGGCAGCTATGGGATGTGGCAGCATCATGGAGACGCGCGGGGCTTTGTAGGGCGTGTGGACGGCATTTCCGTACCGGTGGACATCAATGCCTGCTACCGGGATTATCCAGCCATCATTAAGATGAATTTTCTGAACGGCTGGACAGAGAATTCATCGGATACAACAGAAAAAGAAACTATTTCTGTATCCAAAGCAGAACTGACGGGCCTGCATAATGATCTGGCGGCAGCATTGGCGGCGTTGGCCCAAATACTGGACACGCCGCAGCATGAAACTGCTTAAAATTTATTTCCAGGTATTTGACCTGTTTCCACTTTGCGTAGTTTATCCGAGGATAATGCCCCTTTATTATTCGAAAGGATAGATTGCGATGAAAAGTTTAATTGGATGGATCGGCGGTAAACGCGCCCTGTGTAAAGCCATTTTGGAGCGTTTTCCCACTGAGGAAACAGGGCGATATATTGAGGTGTTCGGCGGCGCGGCCTGGGTGCTTTTTGCCAGAGAAAAAATACCCGGCCAGTTGGAGGTATACAATGATATCAACAGCAATCTGACGAATCTTTTCCGGTGTGTAAAATACCATTGCGGAGAGTTACAGCGTGAATTGGAGTGGATGCTGACGTCACGGGAGCAGTTCTTTGATTGTCTCAACCAGCTCCATATACGCGGCCTGACGGATATTCAGCGTGCGGCCCGTTTTTTCTATACCATTAAAATCAGCTTTGGGTCTGATAACCGCACCTACGCTACCGGCTCCAAAAGTATTGATAATGCCGTCGTATATATGGAAAAAATACAGGAACGGCTCCGCGGCGTCAATATCGAAAACAAAGATTTTGAGGACCTTATAAAGGTATATGATCGCAGGGATGCGTTGTTCTACCTAGATCCGCCATATATCGGTGCAGAAAAATATTACGAAAGTCCTTTTTATATGCAGGATCATCATCGTTTAAAATCTGTTTTAAGTCAAATAAAAGGACGCTTTATCCTCTCTTACAATGATCATCCGCTGGTGCACGAAATGTACGCCGGCTCTAGGATTGAAGGTATTACCCGTCCCTCTACGCTGTCTGGCAGCGGAAACAATCAGACCCAGTATGCGGAATTGATTATCCGTAATTTCTAACGAAATTTGTTATTTTATAACGATTTCCGTTATTTTATCACAAACAGCCCCTAAAAATTTGATGTTCCGGTAAAATATCCCTAAAGGGGCATGTGCGATGATAAAAAATCATCTGTCTCGTATCCTTGGAGAACGCAGATGGACCCGAGCAAAGCTTGCCCGGCTGACCGGAATTCGTTCCTCTACCATTGGCGACTTGTACAACGAGATGGCGGAACGCGTATCTTTCGATCAGCTGGACAGGATTTGCGAGGTCTTGGACTGCAAAGTTTCCGATCTGCTGGAATACATACCGAACCAGCAGCGCAGGACTGGTGAAGATTTGATCTGCGAGGAACATGGGAACCGTAGGAAAAGTTAA